CCATGACATCCTGTAAAACACAGATACAGTAATAGGAAATATCGTCGTCCTTGGGATTTCCCAGTGCCTTGCGGTCGCTATTGGAGATTTCGGGATGGTAATCCGGGGTGAGGAGGAAGGGATTCATGGTTATGAAGGCTATATCCTTATCATCCAGGCTCTGCAGACAGATAATTGCGTCGCTGTCCTCTTCCAGAGGAATGGGAAAATAATTTTTGTAGCTTTCAAAGCCAAACAAACCGTCCGGAAAATGGACGGTTTCTTTTGCGTCGTACTCCATTATTCCAAAATGTTTTGTATCTATATGCATTTGTGCATTATACCTCCTTTGGGAGACTGTATAGAAAGAATCCCGCTTATGCGGGATTCTCTGTCAATATATTAGGAAACACAGCCTCAATGCCTTGTTTATAGTAATTCCATGATTAATATCTGCCTATACCTGAATATCTACTCTTTCATAGTTCGGGTCTGCGCTGGGCGGTACATACATGGGACCGCCGATGTATTCAATATTCACATCCGGCATCTGAGTAATCTCAAGGCTCACATCACCAGGGATATACTGGAAGTCGCCGTTATTGACTTTCAGATTAAAGCGAAGCCGGTCCATCTCATAACGGGACGAAATATCAGGTTTTGTCCATTGGATATTTGGTGGTGCTTCTGGAATAAACCGCAATCCGAATTCTCCTGTTTTCAGGTTATTCATAAAATTCTGCTCTACGATTTTTCCGGTGGCATCTTCACCAATTTTAGCCTTCATCATAATATGGTTTTCGGATGCCCATTGCGCAGTAATATCAGCTGCGGCCTGCTTGCCCTTTTGCCCGATTATCATAAAACTTCGCTGTTCTCTCAATCTCTCCAACTACTGCTGTAATTACATCTTTTGCAAGCGGCATCCGATACTTTTCATATACGCCACTGGCTTTATTCACAAATTCTTCCAACTCCTTTTCGTTCAATTGTCTGGCCGCATATCCCTTATACAGGCTCCATACATCCCGAAACATACGGGATGCTTCCCTGAATCCCATTATCATAACTCTGCCAGCTCCCTGATCAAGATATAAATTCCTGGTGGATCCGCCCAGAATTTCTCTATAATCTCAGATGCCACCAATGCATCATCCTTCCAGAATCCAACTGTTGTCATACAATCCTTCAAAAGTTTCTGGAGATTATCCGTATCTGGCTTCGTGATCCGGTATTCTCCCTGTTGATGCTTTTCCCTCGGGAAACACCACTTTGTTATCAGCTGGACTCCACAATTATACATTTTCTCTGGCTTATGCTTTGCCAGATGCCCGCACAACTTAATCCTTGCCTGGTTTACTTCCGGCGGATCATAGAACACCGGCTTCCCCTTAATGACCGCCACTTTCTTCTCCTGGTGTGTGCAGGTAGGCGGTATCATCGGCATAAAGAACTCAATCATGTTTACTTCACCCCTTTAACGTGCAAAATTCCGTTTAAGAGAAAATCAATTTAAGTCAAGGACCAGGGGAAGGAGTCGTCGTGCGTAAGCTACCGCACGACTACTTTCCCCCTTGACCGTCAGGGAAAGAAACGCTTTTATATATACGTAGTATATATAGTCATTTTCTTCCCTAGGGAAACAGAAAACACGTGATGTTTTTTTCCCTCAAAATTTCCCTCACTTTTTCCCAGAGGGAAAGGAAAATACGTGATGTTTTTTTCCCTCAGATTTTCCCTGTGAGGGAAAGGGAAAATTATGTATTTTTCCTTACATTTCCCTCCTCGATCACGAATCCTCCATGCTCCTTCAGACGATTTCTGACGGTCTTTTCCGTGACCGCCATATACTCTGCTAAGTCTTCAACTGTCACATTCTCATTAATCCCACAAGCCTCATAAGCGGTCTCTATCGCCTGCTTCCGCTCCTTCTTCTTATCCGCAGGCGTCTTTCTCTTCCCGATTGCTTTCTGCCACGGCGCCTTCTCCGCTTCAGGCTGGATATCTTTCAGTACACCTACACGATCGATACAATGTACCGGATAATTAAACCAAACATTGACAGATTCAAACTTCGGAAATTCTCTTAATGTTCCCTCGATTCTCCAAGCTGTCCTTGCCCGTGCCTGCTGCTCTGCCAGCCGAACCTGCTCATTCAGTTCTTCATACTGCTTCTTAAAAAGCTTCTTCTTACAATACGTCATCATCTGCACTTGGCTGCACAAATCATCCTGGGACACATCATCTTCCCATTCCTCATACAAACCATTCAAATAAGCCGCACAGACATCACAGATATATTTATTCGTCTCCTGCTTCAACAACTCATCCGTCACATCCAACTCAATCAGATCCAGAATCGCATCAGGATCCCGGGCAAACACCCCCGATCCCGACGCACGATCCATAGCACGTTTACCTCCCTGACTCCCTTTACTGTGATGATGACAATAGATCACTGCCGCATTAAGCTCTGTACAAACTTTATCAAACTGATTACAGAAATTTGCCATCTGGTCAGCGCTGTTCTCATCTCCCGTGATAACTTTATAGATCGGATCGATAATTACTGCTATGTAGTTCTTTTTTACTGCTCTCCGGATCAGTTTGGGGGCCAGCTTATCCATCGGTACCGCTTTCCCTCTTAAGTTCCAGATATCAATATTGTCCAAATGACCTGGATTTATCCCTAATGCTTCATATACATCACGAAAACGATGGAGACAAGACGCACGGTCAAGTTCCAGATTCACATATAACACCTTTCCCCGGGTACATTCCCATCCCAACCACTTCACACCCTCCGCAATCGCGATGCTCAACTCTATCAATGCAAACGATTTTCCTGCCTTGGATGGCCCTGAAATCAGCATCTTATGCCCCTGTCGCAGAAGATTTCCAATCAGTGGCGCAGACAACTGTGGCAGTTGATCCCATACATCCTCCAGCCGCTCCGGCTCCGGAAGATCATCATTGATGCTCTCAATCCATTCATGCCATTCCTCCCATGACTGCTTCCCGATATTCATATCAACCAGAAACTGCTTTTTCCCATTGCGAGTCACACCTGGCATCCTGGACAACCTGGAAGGATTCCTGTTCTGGTTATCCACTTTCAGGCCATTCTTTTCACACACTTTATACAGATAATCAACACGGCTTCGATATTCCTTGTAATCCGATGCATCTACACGCACAACGGCATGCAAGCTCTTGCCTCCACTATGGACTAGACATGCTACTGGCAACTCCAGTTCTCTGATGATCGCATTCTGTTTCTCAATCTCCATCGTATCTGATTCCACAAGTGCATATTTAAACTCCGTGACATTCTCATTTTTACAGTCCTTGCCATCCAATGGATTAAAACGGATCCATGCCCCTGCTTTCGGATTATAGTCTCCAAGCACTGAACCAATATCATTCCCACACTTACTCAATTGTTGGATCAACTGCCCTGCAGTTCTATCCCAGCAGCCTTTTGACGGCAGGAATCTGCCGTCCCTTTCGTAGGTCCGGGTCACATAGCCAACTCTCTCAGATGCTTCAAACAATATCTCCAGATACTTGATCAACTGCTTTGCGGGATCCCATTTATCAGGCTCATGCACTTCTTTTTCTTCCACCCAGTTCTTGTCTACAACCCTATAATCCTCTGCGCTGATCTCATCATCCCAATCTAACTCATGCCCTCCATGGGCAGGCTTCCATCCACGGTCAAGTGCCATCTGTACGATCGTTCCCGCAGTGACCGGAGATGCATTTCCCTGAAAACTCCGCCATTTCTTCTCACACTCCTGCGCATGGTACCTGCCCATATCCCTGCGGCTCCAGGCATCCCAGACAGACACCGGATATCCTTCATGCTTTAATGCCATTCCAATATTCACCCATTCCTGGTAATCACATCCGGAAGGATCTATATACTCAATGATTTCTGTTAAGTCTGTCTGCCGCTCCATATTTACGCTCCTATATATTCCTGCGGATTGATGTCAGGAGGCACACACCATCCATTCCCCGCAATCCGGTCTATCAGATTTTTCGCAGTCTCAAACTGCCACGTTCCCACATGTTGGAATCCTTTTCCCTCCAGGAAACGAATCTGTTTTGGTGTTGTCAATCCTTCCTGCCGCCGTTTATCCAGACGATCCAATAGCTTGGATGCCTTACCGGCATTATCAATCTGATCCGGAAGGATACCCAACTTCTCAAGAGTACTTTTCTGTTTGTCAGACGGCGGTGCCATCTCCCAGCCAAATGCCGGGACATATCCTGCAAGATCCTCTGCCTGGATGCTCATCTCAAATTGAAGCGGATCCACCAGTTTTTTCTTCCTCCGCTTCATCTCCGCCAGCTGTTTCGCTAGCGCCTCTTCCCTCTGTGCTACAACATCCTCTGCTGCATATTGTTCTGCCTCTTCGATATCTATTGGACATCCAGCCTCTTCCAGATCCTCTGTCATCTTCCGGGCAACATCCTCACTCTCACAGATCAGGTGTGCCGGATGACACAGCTCATGGCGCTCCGTATGCCACAGGAAGTCTAACAGTAATAAATGATCCTTTCCTGGCGCTAACCTGGTTCCCCGTCCTACCATCTGGCAGTAAAGGCTCCTGACCTTTGTCGGTCGGAGAACAACAACACAATCCACAGATGGGCAGTCCCACCCCTCTGTTAGCAGCATAGAGTTGCACAGCACATTGTATCGATCTTCTTCAAAATCTTTCAGGATCTCTGCCCTGTCTTGGCTGTCCCCGTTCACCTCGGCAGCACAGAACCCATTTTCATTCAGGATATCCCTGAACTTCTGGCTTGTCTTTACAAGCGGAAGGAACACGACCGTCTTCCTGTCCCTGCAGTACTCCTTCATCTCTTCCGCAATCATGTGCAGGTACGGATCCAGGGCTGTACCCAGATCCCCTGCTTTAAAGTCACCCGACTGCATCCCAACGCCTGTAAGATCCACTTTAAGCGGGATTGTAACTGCCTTGATCGGTGATAGGTATCCTTCCTTAATGGCTTTTGGCAGCGCATACTCATAAGCCAGGTTTTCAAACACACTGCCCAAATTTCTCAGATCCCCCCTGTCCGGGGTTGCCGTAACACCAAGTACCTTGGCCTCTGAAAAATGCTGCAGCACCTTCTGATAACTGTCAGAGATACAGTGATGTGCTTCATCAATGATAATCGTATCAAAATAATCTTCCGGAAACTGTATCAACCGCTTCTCCCGCATCATGGTCTGTACCGAACCGACCACGACACGGAACCAGCTACCAAGACAGGTTTCTTCTGCCTTCTCCGTTGCACAGCCAAGCCCGGTTGACCGTGCGATCTTATCCGCTGCCTGCTCCAGGAGTTCGCTCCGGTGTGCCAGGATCAATACCCGGTCTCCATTCCTGACACATTCTTCTGTTACTTTAGCAAATACAATCGTCTTTCCGCATCCGGTAGGCAGCACAAGAAGAGTTTTCTTGGTTCCCTTCCCCCAGCTTTCAAAAATGGCTTCTTTCGCTTCTCTCTGATATGGTCTGAGCTCCATTAGAACTCACCTGCCTTAAACTGTTTTTTAGGCTTCGGCAAAAACTTCTTAACATGATTATACTTTTTATTTGGATCATTCTTATCTGGTCGCACCTCAATGGTTGCCCTTCCTGTAGACTGCGGCACCATCTGCCAATTCATTTTTACCCTGCCTTCCTTTTCTTCTGCACCAATTGACAGAAAGAATTCTGCAAGTTTCCACTGCATCTTATCATAGAGCAAAAGACTTTCATTCATAACAGTTGTTCCTTCCTGAGCATCTATACGGATCTTTAATAATGCCCGGTTACATGGCGGTACTTTGTCGCTGCCTTCATATCTGCTTCTTTCAAAGCTTTCCACGGTAAAATCATAATCTCCTGCCGGGAGAAGAGTATACTCACTTCCTTTTTCTACTTCTTCATCCCAGTCAATCTCTTTTCCTCTATCATCTTCACTCATACATCTATTCTCTAATCAAATGGAATCTCCTGTTTACTCCTTATCTCATTGATCACTGCCATTACCTTTGGCCATGCCGCGATCAGGCAACCGTCAATAAATTCATCCGGAAGGTTTTGGAACGGTGTACTGCGGGGAAAGAACCCACGCTGATACACAGCTTCCAGCAATTCCTCTTCCGACACCAGATTAACATACATTAGATCTTGCAGCGCCTTCGGTATATAATCATTCAGACGGAACACCTCGCTACGGGACATATCAGCTTCCGGTTTTGCTCCTTTCTTCTCCGGTTTCTCTTCCTTTTGTCCCTTCTTCCCTTCCTGGAGCTTTTCTCCAGTATTAAAATCTATCTCTTCATCTACATCTGCTTCCAGAAGGCTCATGAAATCCGGTAAGGAATTTTCTGCTTTCTTTTCTTCCCGGCTGGTATGTTCCTTCTTTCTCGTAACTGAGGATTCTATAATATGGCGGATTACCTCGTACTCAAACTCACATTCATCCGGGAGCCCATAGCGGTTCTTTGCGTCCCAGCATGGATGATGAGATGTATACATAATCCGCTTTCCACCCTGGGCCTTATGCTTCTTCCCCTTATCATCCACTGCAACCGAATAAGTCTTATAATTGACGAACAACAACATATCCGCCCATTCTTTCACTAACGGCGCTGTCTGGGAAGAAGTTTTTTTACCTAACTTCAATTCCCATCGGTCATATGCCCCCATCTCATCCGGCTGCTCAAACTTTTTAATATGGGCATGCGCTGTCAGCACTACATTGATCCCCGCTTCCACAAGATCCTCCAGCTTATTCAGAAACCGTCCAAACTCTTCTTTTGTATATACATAGCCGGTTCCATAGCCAAAACTCTCAATGCCATCCTTATGGTGTTTATCACAAATATGCTCCACACAAAGCTGCTCTGCCCAGTCAACCGTATCAATAACCAAAGATCCACATATACCCGGATTATCTTTTACATACTGGATCTCCTGCAATAGATATTCCCAGCTGCTCGGACGCGGCAGCCTTGCCACGTCCATATCCTTCGTGCTTCCTTCCGTATCAATAAATACTGCATTGGGAAACCTGGAAGCAAACGTTGATTTCCCAATACCCTCAGGGCCGTAGCACACAACCTTCTTAGCGCTCTTGACCTTCCCTCTTGTTATCTCCATTAAAATTCACCCACTTTCCATGAAGGCATTTTCTTCATCTCCTGCATATCTTCTTCCAGAATTTCCTGTCCCTTCACATAACCGTCCTCTATGATGATGCTACATTCATCACCTACGCTCACCCTGGTAGCGATCGCCTGCAGCCCTTCCTGATGGAGCCACTGGCCAAATTCATTCAAAGTCTGCATATCCATCTGTTCCAGCTTATCCAGAAGGACGAAACCGCACTTCGGGTTCAGTTTTCGGACAATTGCTGTAGACACCTTCAACCGGTCCGATCCGGACATGTTATCCCACAACTGCCCTCTGTAAACCAGTTCCCCATCCTTCACTGACAATTCCGGAAGCGGCAGATCTGCCGTCTGCAGCAGATCTGTCTTTGCCTTTCGTGTATCTTCAATCTGCCTGGTAAGGGCTGCATACTGATCCTTATACTGTCTTGCATCATCTTCTGCCTTATCCTTGTCCAGATTCGCCCGTACCTTCCGATTGATCTCCTCAATGTCTGCAATATTCGCTTCCAATTCGGCAGTCGATTCATCTTGCAACTGAAGAACTGTTTTCATTGCAATCTCTTCATCAGAAACCGCTTGATCATACTCCAGTTTTAATTTATCCTTACGCACCTGTAGTTCCGCAATCTGGTCATCAATGCGGTTCAGGTCATCAAAAATCCTGTGCTTACCAGCTGTAATCTCATTCAATCGGTCTCTTTTCCTCTGGTTCTCCCCGTTTCTGGCAAGAATCTCCTGCTGTTTCCGGATTAATTCTGACGGAGATACCACTTCTCTTGGTGCATCCGGATAATAAATCTGCTCATCTGCAAACTTCTTTTTCTGGTCTGCAATCTGTCCAATCGCATGCCGATGACTGAAAAGCTCCTTTTCATTCTTCTCCAAATCTGCAAGCTGTTCCCCTACCCCGATGATCCTAAGAAGAGTCTGTGCCTTTTCCTTTCCAGAACTCTCCATAAATCTAGGCAAATCCAACGCCAACTGCTCTACGAATTCATTCAAAAGCTGCTGTCCACTCTTGTTTCCATTCGGATCTGTCACCTTCAGGCTGCTGTTTTTTCCCTTCCTTTCCACCACCAGTCCATTACTCATTACAATACGCAGGTTCGGCGGTATCGCAGACCCCTCACGCATTGCTTGGGATGGGCGATATTTCTCCCCGCCTAATGCCCATGCAATAGAATCCAGAACCGAAGTCTTTCCCTGATTGTTATTACCACCGACAATCGTCAGCCCATCTCTTGATGGCTCTATCTTCACCGCCTTGATCCGCTTGACATTCTCAATCTCTAGCTTATTGATCTTAATACTTTCCATACTGCTCTGTTCCTCCTAAAATTTATTCATCACTTTCCTACCTGTGACAATCTCAAAAAAAACGTTACCAGCAGATTCCCATTCGTTGTTTTCTGTAGTGTCAGATATTTCTCCACTGCTTCCAAATACCCGGATGTCAATACGATCGAAAACGCATGACGAATCGCCCTTTCTACTCTTGATGGCGTATCATCGTGCATTTCAGACAACCTCCCATACAATACTGTCATCCATCCCCAATATCTTGGCATATCCTCGTTTTCCATCAGCTCCATAGCTTCGGCAATATAATGGAAACCTTTTATATCTGCCGGCATTCCCATCTCTATCAGTGCATTCACCGCCTTATTTTTCATTTGACGTTTTCCTCCTTTTCCGCTATAATAGCGGTAGTTACTCATTGGAGCGCTTAAGGTTGCCGCCTTTTACAAGCGCTCTTTTTTGTTATCCTGCGAAAGAACATGCCCCGCTTCTCCAGGTATCTGACAGTACGCCCATAGCCTATCGTTACAGTGACTACGCCTGCCAGTACCCATCCCGCATGCCGGTCCGGAGACATCCCCACCATGATGCTTAAGGACATCCATACCGTCCAGAGCATCCCGATCCGGATGAGGTCTTTCGCCCTCCTTCGAAAAACCGGGCACAATCTTTTCCTTCTCTTGTGAGTTTTCAGTTTCACTTACCTGTCACCCTCCTTTCCACCTCTTCAACTGGGATCTTCAGCCATTCCGCTAAAGCTCCCTTATTTATCTCATAAGAATTCTCGGTATTACCCGACTGCTTTGCTGTTACAACACTGCCAAAAGTCCAGATTCCACGCTTAATACGTTCCCTGACCTTCTGCGGACCGCAGCCGATCACCCTGGCAGTCTGCGCCGCATTCAGAATCTCGTACACTCCTGTATCGCCTCCTTTCCTTCCTGTGCCTGCGGTGGAACTCAAAACAAATCAAGTTATGATCTGTGCAAACTTGGAGTGATTTTATGTAATCTTCTTCTATCACTTGGCTCCATCTCCCAACATCAAGCGCATTGCATGATTAACCCCCTCTTTCCACGCATGCTCTTCAATGGCACAAAGGTACTCTTCAAAGCTACTACGCATTGTCTGGTATGCATCCGTAATTTCTTTAGAGCCCTTTGCAAAGTTTTCACAATAATTCTCATATTCCTTATCTAAATCTTTAACAAATTTCATACGTTTCCTCCCCCCTCACTCTAATGTCAGATGCATCTGCTCATACTCTGGAATCTTTACAAAATCATTCGTAAGCTGTATTCCGAATTGTTCTGACACCCTCTTGAAATTCTCTGCAATCTTGTGTGGTGCAAGGTTCTGCCGAACAGCAACTCTATCCATTGCTTTCAGATAACTGGCAATCTCCCCTACTTGGATTTCTGTTGAGGAGATTTGTTCAAATAATTTCTTTGCGCCGTTCTCAATGCCAACAAAGTAATTCCTTGCCGCTTCACCTTTCTTGTTCTTCTGTATCATAGAAAGTTTCTTCGCAAAACTAGCTGTGAGTTTTGCATCCTGTGTAGGACGTCCGCCAAGGGGGTTTTCGTCTTTTGGTACGAAAACCCAATAATCCGTGTTTTCTTCCGCAAAATTATTTTCAATAATGTTCTTCTTAAACCATTTTGCATAATTACTTGCATCCAATTCAAGAAATTCATACAGCTTCTTTGCTGTAGTCATCCCTTGTCCGTCAACACCTAATGCGATCTCAATCGGTGTCTGCTTACTGGTATCTGCCGTACCAAATGTTTCTTTAAAAATATCATTCATACTATTTTCCTTTCTTTTCTGAAAAGTCTTCACATTTAACGTCTAAGAAATTGCAGATTGTAAAAAACTCCCCAACTCTTAAATCTCTATCTCTCGATTCATTTATCAAGCTGTCATATAGCGAAATATAAGGAATTTTCGTATCCCTAGACATTTTAGAAATATTAATTCCCTTATCTTTTACATACCTTGATAAGTTCTTTGTTGGAATATCCATTTTCTCCCTCCATTTCATTAGAATCTTGTGATATTTGTATAATATCATTAGTTTCTTATGGTGTCAATAGTATTTATTAGAATCTTGTGATATTTTATTGACCTCATAAAAATATTGTGATATCATTCTACTATAAGGAGGTGTTGGATAATGTCAGATATTGGAATGATTTTAAAAAAGAGTCGAAATAAAGCAAATATGTCAGTGAAACAAATATCCGACATTTTAACTCAAGAAGGATTTAAAGCATCGGAATCAACTATTTATAGTTGGGAAAACGGAAACAGCCAACCCACCCCGGGAGCACTTCTTATCATGTGTGGAGAATATGGCATAACTGATGTTTTAGCAACTTTTGGCTATGGCGGATATAAGGATGATGGAAGTATTCAACTCAATATAAATGAAATTGACTTAGTGGAGAAATACCGCACCCTCGACCTTCATGGAAAAGATATGGTCAATATGGTACTTAATAAAGAAGCCGAACGTATGACTGAACTGGAATCCTCCCAAGCCACCGTCATAGACATCCAGCCACATTTGGAAGTAAATGCTGCTCACGCTCGTACGGATATAGAACCTACCGACGAAGATCAGGCTCATGACGATGCAATTATGAACGATGATAGTGAATGGGAGTGATTTCATTGACATACGATGAATTATTAGATACGGCTAATAAAAAAGGTCTTATAGTGAAAGAGAAACGCTTAACAAGAAATAACGGTCGAATAAAGGGAAATCGAATTGCCATCCGCAAAGATATGACTATCACGGAAAAAGCCTGTGTCCTGGCAGAAGAGATTGGCCACTATGAAACCACGGTTGGCGATATTCTGGATATGTCCAACCCATGGAACCGAAAACAAGAGCGGCGGGCAAGGTTAAACGGATATAACCGCATGATTGGGCTGATCGGTATAGTCAGAGCCTATGAATCCGGATGCCAAAACCAACATGAAATTGCGGACTACCTGAGTGTAACAGAAGAGTATCTTCTGGAATGTATCGAATGTTACCGGGATAAATACGGGAAAATGAAGAGCGTTGACAATTATATGATATACTTCATTCCTAATCTCGCTGTAATAAAAATTATATAACCGCTTCGGCGTTTATTCCATAGAAAAGGAGTATAATATAGATGTCTACAACCGAAAAATTATATTTTTCAATCATAAACGGATTACAAGACAAAAACATAAAATTCAAAGATTTGCAAAAATTATTAGATATCTTGGGATTCGACTGCCGCATAAGAGGCGATCACTTCATATATTCTTACGATAATTTTCGTGAGAATATAAATATACAGCCTTCTGGCAATATGGCGAAACCTTACCAAGTTAAGCAGGTTAGAAACTTCTTACAAAAATATCAAATCAGATTTTAGGAGGTACCGTATGTACAAATACGAACGAATTATTTATTGGTCTAATGATGACAATTCCTTTATCGTGGAAGTACCTGAACTTCCCGGATGTATGGCAGATGGCAAAACTATTGAAGAAGCAATTGCCAATGCTGAAATCATTATAAAAGAATGGATAGAAGTCACTCTTGAAAGAGGGCTTGAAGTTCCTGAACCTAAAGGACGGTTAATGTACGCCTGATAAAAAGTATAACCGCTCCGGCGTTTATATAAATTTCTCAATGTAAGGTCGAACAAAAGAAAGAGAGGAACAGCGGAACAAACTTCGTTTAAATAAAGCACAAATATCTTTTGAGAATGAGTCTAATAGAAAACTTCATGTATTCGGGGTGGTATCTGCTATAAAAAACGAAACTCATCCTCAAGGAATATACAGCCAATTTAAATCCAACGATTTAGATAAAGTTTCATCAATATTGTTTGACATAATGCTCTCAAATTTTGATATGCTACATGACAACGATAAAGTCATCAAACCTATTGCCCTTTATTTCGAAGCCGAGTAAGAGAATTCGTTTTCTCCATATATAATTTTTTCATATTTGCGGCTTCTACTCTTCTCTCTTCCATTTTACTTTGAGTAGAAGAATGCCTTTTATCATATGTCTCTGCATTTTTAGCATATTGAGATAATAACTGTTTTCGATTGAACATACCTTTGCCCTCCTTATAATTATAGTATTCCACAGGCAAGAATAAAAATCAATCAAAAATGAAAAATTTATAATAATGTCTGGCCGTCAGCCCAGCGCCGATCGCGCCAGACACACTCTGCACACTGACAACAATATATTTACCCAGACAGCCGACAGGGTGTATACCACCGTTTCCGAGTCTTGCAGGAAGGAGTGGTTAATATGAGTACTTATGAAGAATTCATGATTATTTTGACAGCTTGTAGTTTACTAATAGCAATTCTGAATTATACACATAGAAAATAGCACCCCTGCTCTGGCCAAGTTTGAGGTGCTATCTCTAATCATTGAAAACTTCGCCGGGAACGGATAGGTTTGCTCTATCGTGTCGGCTGTCTTGTTAAGTATATTATAGCAAATATACCTCAAATGTCAAGAACCGCTCGACGCTATCAACATCGAACGGTCCCTGTATAACCACCATGCGGACAGTTATACTTTTCCCTCGCAAGTTAAAGTATAACAAATCCGCTGACGGTCTGCAAGATACAGGCTGTTATTTTTGTACTCATTTTTAAGGAGGATGATACCATGCCAAAACGCAAGAAATACCCCAAGCTCCCCAACGGCTACGGCAGCATTAAACGACTCTCAGGCAAGAACCGCACCAATCCCTATGGAGTTTACCCTCCAGTGAAAGAATTCGACGAAAACGGCATCCCAGTACCGCAAAAGGCTATCTGCTATGTGGATGACTGGTATAAGGGCTTCACTGTGCTCACCTGGTACCGGAACGGGGAATATTATGAGGGCCGTGAAAAGGAGCTTTCATCTGATTCTGAAAAACTAAAGAAGCAGATTATCGGGATCCTATCAAAGTACAACCAAGGACAACGTGAGATTGCCGATCAGAAGACTTTTGAAGAAATCTATCAGGAATACTACCGCTGGAAGTTCCAGAAGCCGCATGACCATACAGAAAAGAAATCCTCAATGGAAAACAGTATGCGCGCCGCTTACAAAAACTGCAATTCCATCCATGACAGATCATTCCGCTCCCTTACGGCCAACGATCTGCAGGAAGTTGTAGATAACTGCCCTAAAAAGCATTCTTCTTTGGAACTGATTATTATCCTCTTCCACCAGATGTACGCATACGCAGAAGCCAATGATCTGGCAGACAAGGACTATTCTAAATTCGTGAAAATCAATAAAGTAGATGATGATGAACATGGAGAGCCGTTCTCCGAAGATGATCTTAGAATTTTATGGAATCACCAGGAAAATGAAGTAGTTGAAATGCTCTTGATCATGTGCTATTCCGGGTTCCGGATCTCAGCTTATGAGAACATGAAGACAAATCTGGAAGAAAGATATTTCCAAGGCGGTGTGAAGACAGCTGCAGGGAAGGACCGCATCGTTCCGATCCACAGCGCCCTCTTACCATTGGTACATAAAAGACTAGATAGATATGATGTCTATCTTCCTACAGGTGTTTCAAATTTGTTACCATACCGCCTGCGGCGGCACAAATGATGACGAAAGCCTC